TCTTTATCGTAATAAGAGTCCTTTGCCATAAACGCTGTCGGTTTATATTTCTTCAACTTTCTAATATGCGGTCACCTCCCAACAAGCATAAAAATAGACCTGCATCAAGCAAGCCTTATCATTCTATCCATACGAGAAACAGAGCCAACTTTGGCACTGTCCTCTGTACTATTTAGTTGTGTTCTAGCAATAGGATTGCAAGCGCAATTTCTGCATCCTCATCCACAGGTTCAATGTCCCAGCCTCGGTCATAATTTGCAATAATCTTTCCGTTACGTTTAAGCATCAGCTTAGAGATGCGTCCTTCGTCAATTCCAAATTCAGAGCCTTTCTCATAGCACTTTACCCAATACCGGATGATACTGTCATGAACTTTGATGCTACCTTCTTTCCACATGGCTTTATTCCTCCTGACCGGTTAGAATGAAACGGGAATAAGCCCCAATGTTATCTGCAAGGTAAAGAAGCAACTCGTCATATCCTTCCCTTAGAGCGATCTCCTGTACTTTTCGCACATCAAACATATTGGTTTCACCTGTTTCACGAATAGCGAGAATCTGTTGTTTTATCTTATTTGTCATCGTGAATCCTCCTGCACAGGTCTTCGCCAAAAGCTACTGAGAGGCTGGAGCCTGAATCCCAACGCACCATAATAGAACCAATATCGTCAACTCCTACAACTGTTCCTTTTGTGCCAATCTTTGGAGCTTGAATATCATCCATCTTTAATAGTTCTACTCGACATCCAGCAGGGTACTTCTCACGAAGGTTTAGCAGTTGTTCTTTACTGATTATCCTCATTTTTTACTCCTCCTTTGAATGCCGCAGAACCGGTTAGATTTCTGAGTAATATTTTTCGTTCTTCTTTATACTCTTTGCCAATAAAGCCAAGGCGGAGCAAAAAGCATCTAAATGCGTATTTTTCATTTGGGATTTCCTTTTCTTTTGCAGTAATGCGTTTCTGGTTTCTTGCCATCTCGCAAAGCGCAGAAATAAAATGGTTGTAAGCCTTAACCTCTTCTGGTGTTGGTATTTCTTTAAACCATGGGAATGAAACTTCATCTTCAGAAATTTCAACAGGTACGTCTTCTGCCTCAAGTGCATGACGGATAAGATCGCCTTTTGCCTCAACAATCGCTTTTAGGTTTTCAAGTGCCTTTTCTGTAAAGCTACTCTTTGGCATTGATACGCAAAGGCTTAAAGCCTCACTGTCTGCGGTTTGTTTGCCCTCAGTGGCATCAATTTGCTCCTCTGCGATAAAACCCTCCCTTGCCAAACACTGGGCCACCTTTTCGATTTCTTCGCTGTCTGCCTTATCACTAAATTCAAGGCTCCCATTTTTGTCGATGATAAAGGCATCCACCTCGTAAGCCATGCTGGGCATTCCAAGGTACTTTGCTTTAACACCTGTGATGTCGCTAAGTGCTGTCACTAACCTCTTTCGCTCTGACCCTGTTACGTTATAATTAATGATCATGTACAAAACCTCCTTTGTTTTGGTATGTACATATATCACTCTAAAACACTTATTTATCAAGCTTTTTATCGCTAATTTAGAATAGAAATATGGATTAAGTATTTCCTTCTAATTGTGTATACCAGACAATGCCAGACAGCACAAAACATACATTTGGAAGGGCTACTCCATTACCCCACATCTTATATTCAGCAGAATCAGAATGCGGATTCTTTAGCCACTTAGATATTTGCTTTAGTGTCTTGGCTTTTGAATAACTGCCGGTCACTTTACGGTGTGTTTCAAATATGTCATACCAGGTGCGAAGGTCATCCATCGTAGGGTTTTCTATCCCTAAGCCACTACACCACCAATCGGGGAAACCCTGCAGCCTTGCACACTCTGTTGGTGTCAGCCTTCTGACTGTGTATTCTATACCGTCATTACCATTAATAAGTGGAGGGTCTTTGTAATCTGTGGCAACTAAAGTATTAGCAAGTTCTTTCTCGGCATTTGTAAAAAATGATGCCTTACTTGATGAGTAGGTAGGGGTTGCCACCGCACTAGGACCCTGTGCATTTAGTGTTGAATTTATGCCATCTTCTGTAATTCCAAGATTTCTAGCATAATTTTGACCACAGTTGAAAGACTCCCTATCAATCGCATAAACGACAGCGTGCTTATCCACCGTATTTAGAGTAAAGCTGACTTCCTCATTAACACCATCACCTCGTGGTCCATTCTTGTCATCTCTGCCTATCATAGATCCTTGCAAGGCATAACTTTCTACCACAGCAATACCACCTTGATTGCTATCCGGAGCATTGCCGGACGTATCAATGGTTCTTGCCGTATCACTTTCATAGACATTTGAACGTGCATTGATTGTTCCTTCTGAGGTAAATCGCACATCGTAGGTCTTAGGATTTTCCACAACAAATGGCTGATTGTTGCCGCCTGTTCCATAAGTAGCAGAAATAGTTGGTGCAACATCAATCGGTCCACTAAAACGAGTATCCTTTCCGTGATTATCAAAAACAGCTGTGTCCATAACACAAGGTGGATGATTTGACTTAGCACGAAGAGTACAAGTGATATCCTTTGTCACATCCATACGATTACCGCCCTGGTCATTTAAGCAGATTGTGCCTGTCTCTCCAGCGCTGTCTGCAATATAGCTGGCAGTACCTTGCCACGAGCGGATGCTCTCCTTAGAATACCCAGACAAGCCTTCTGACTTAAATAGTATTTCTCCGGCACTCCCACCTGCAAAATCTGCGACAAGGAAGATTCGTTTTCTTCGTTGGGGAACTCCCCAGTATTGAGCATCCAGCACTCGCCAGGCAAGGGAGAAATGATCTCCCACGATACCTCCTGCTTGTTTCCATTTATCAGTTTTAGGAATTGATATGGTTTCATCTTCGATGTGGCAGATGCCTTCAAGGACACATCTGAAATCTTCCCCTTTGTTTGATGAGAACGCTCCAGGCACGTTTTCCCAGACGATATATCTTGGCTTTTTGCCATCTGTAGCACACCTCATTTCTTTTACAATTCGGATGGCTTCATAAAAAAGACTTGAACGTTTCCCATCCAAGCCATCACGCTTACCTGCTATGGATAAATCTTGGCAAGGGGAGCCAAAGGTAATAATATCTACTGGTTCTATCTTGCTGCCATCCATGCAAGAGATATCTCCATAATGTTTGATAAAAGGCAGCCTTTTGGTTGTCACCCTAATAGGAAACGGTTCAATCTCCGATGCCCATACTGGGGTAATACCGGAAATTAAACCGCCTAAAGGAAAACCGCCCGAGCCGTCAAAAAGACTACCTAGGGTCAGTTTATTCATTGGCTACCTCCAATTCATCGTATTTATAACTGAGTCCATCCCTTTGAACACTTACTTCTTTTGAAGTACCGACTTGCTCAATATAGCGTTTTACAATAACATCACAGAATTTCTCATCCAGTTCCACTGTGTAGCAAATACGCTCTGACTGCTCACAAGCAATTAATGTACTTCCACTTCCACCAAAGGGATCGAGTACAATTGTGTTACTCATAGAGGAATTCAAAATAGGATAGGCAAGAAGAGGAATCGGCTTCATCGTAGGATGATCACCATTTCTCTTTGGTTTATCAAACTCCCATATAGTAGTTTCTTTTCTTCCCGTATACCACTGATGTCTTCCTTTCTTCTTCCAACCATAAAGCACTGGTTCGTGTTGCCATTGATATGGTGAACGTCCAAGTACAAGGGAGTCCTTTTTCCATATACAGCAACCGGATAAATAAAAACCGGCATCCGAGAAGGCTTTTCTAAAATTAAACCCTTCGGTGTCGGCATGAAATACATAGATGGAGGCATCGTCTGCTAATGCTTCTTCAATATTGATAAAGGCATCTAAGAGGAATTGATAAAAGGCATCATTTGCCATATGATCATTTTTGATTTTCCCTGCAGAGCCTTCATAATTTACGTTGTAGGGAGGGTCTGTCACACACAAATTTGCCTTGTTTTTATTCATCAGCACATCATAGGTTTCTTTTTTTGTGGAGTCACCACATACGAGTCGATGCCTACCTAATGTCCATATGTCACCAAACTTGCTGATTGCAGACTTTTTTAATTCTTCATCCACATCAAAGTCATCATCGTGAATTCCATCCTTAATGGTATCTTTAAATAAGTCATCCAGTTCTTTAGGATCAAATCCAGTAAGCGAAACATCAAAATCTGCACCTTGTAAATCAGCAATCAGAAGGGCAAGCTTATCCTTATCCCAATCACCGCTAATTTTATTTAGAGCAATATTGAGGGCTTTTTCCTTTTCCTCATCCATCTCAATGATGACGCATTCAACTTCTGATATACCCATATCAATGAGTACCTTAAGTCTTTGATGGCCACCTACAACATTACCTGTCACCTTATTCCAGATAACCGGCTCCACATATCCAAACTGCTCAATCGAGCGTTTCAGCTTTTCATACTCTGCATCACCTGGCTTTAAATCTTTACGAGGATTGTATTTAGCAGGAAGCAGGTCTTTTGTATTCTTTTTTTCAATCAACATACCTTTTTACCGCCTCCCTTAGTTCTTTATAGCAATCTAAAAACTCCCAAGTATGCAATCCATATCTGAAATGACCGTAGGCAGCAGTATCCGCATAAATGACATCGGTCAGCCTTAACTTTTCGATAATTGCTGCAGGTCTAAGATTAAATACTTCTTGAACCGCACTACAAAGGATACTTTCAGCAACTTTGCCTGTTCCAAATGTATCAATCTCCACAGCAACTGGATCTGCTTTTCCAATCGCATAAGAAATGGCAACCTGGCATCGTTCTGCATACCCACACCAAATAATGTTCTTAGCGATGGCTCTTGCCATATAAGCACCACTGCGATCCACTTTTGTCGGGTCTTTACCGGAAAATGCACCGCCCCCGTGAGATGCAATGCCACCGTATGTGTCCACCATTATTTTTCTTCCGGTTAATCCTGTATCAGCGGCAGGTCCACCCTCCACAAAGCGCCCGCTTGGATTAATGAGTATCTCCGTTTCATCATCAAATGGATATTTTTCAAAGACAGGCCAAAGCACCTGAGAGATGATTTCATTCCTTAAATCATTTAAGTCTTTATCAGCACCGTGCTGAACGGAAACAACAATGGTCTTGATCCGCTTTGGCTTATCATCTTTATACTCTACTGTAACTTGTGCCTTACCATCTGGACCGATGTTTTTAATAACACCACTCTTCATAACTTTATCCAGCTTTTCACAGATAGCATGAGATAGAACAAGGGGCAACGGCAACTTCTCACTTGTTTCATTGGTGGCATAGCCATAAACTGTGCCTTGATCTCCTGCACCTAGCATGGAATACCAGGAAGTATCGCCTTCACGGGATTCCAAGGCTCTATCAACACCACCTGCGATATCTTTGCTTTGCTGATGAACATGGACAAACACGAGAAATTTTCTTGGATTGTAGCCTACGTCAGCCAGTACATTACGAACTACTCGTTTGATATCAATTTTCTTTGAACAGGTAATCTCACCGGCAACAATGATACGTCCTTTGGTTGCCATCACCTCGCAGGCCACACGAGAGGATTTATCTTTTCTCAAACACGCATCTAAGATGCTGTCAGAGATTAGGTCACACAATTTATCGGGATGCCCTTTACATACACTTTCACAAGTTCTATATTTTTTCATTATCATTTTCCTTTCCTAGCAGATAATAACCGCTCCATTAAATCATCTTGTGGACTTCTGCCACCAAACTCTACAGAGCAGTTTTCTTTTACAATCTGGTATATCTGATACCAACACTGATTTACTTGTTTCATGTATTCACGGCTCATAGCAACATACGGTGATGCTATGGCTGCCGATGTAGTAGGATGCTTTGCAAGAAATCCATATTCTGAAATACACTCCTCGCACTGAATCCAACGAGAAACACTCATGGCATATTGCTCGATCAGCTGGTTGTTTACTAACATTTCGCAGCTACGATCCTTTAACCATTTATAGGTTTCTATATAAATATCTTCTGCACAGAGGTCTTTACCGTTTTTCTGAGCTGCCTTTAGATAATCTTTTACAGCAGGAACATCCGTGCCTTCCATTTCTGCTGGCTCCGGCAGTACCCCCGCCCCGTTTAATCTGCCATCAGCAATTTTGTCTGTTAGAGCTTTTGATTTTCTTCCTGCGCCAACACGCTGGCCACCTCTTGCTGTACCGTCCTTTGCCATTTTTCCACCTCACTTTTCTAAAAGTCTTTAATACCCCCTTTGATTTCTGATTTTTACACGCAAGACCCCAGGCCGTTGTCCGCTATAAAAGGTGTAGAGATTTGAACCGCCCCTGGCTCACTTACGAATCTGTCTATCACCAAGTTCTAAATGTATCTTGTTGTGGCAGGACTTACATAAAGACATCAAATTACTTTTGTCATGTGTACCACCTAAAGAAATGGGGAGGATGTGATGTACTTCTTCAGCAGAGGTAAGCCGTCCGTTTTTCTCGCACCACTCACACAAAGGATGCTCCCTAGCATATCTGTCACGGATTCTCTTCCAGGCTCTACCGTACTTTTTATTGACATCAGGTGAACGTTCAAATTTATCGTAGCGCCTGCGCTCTACTACTCTATGTTCCTCACAGTACCTTCCATCGGTTAGGTTAGGACAACCTGGGGTACTACACGGTCGCTTTGGTCTTTTGGGCATCATTTCACCTCGCTTTCCGGGCATAGAAAAAGCCCTGCGAGGAATTCCCACAAGGCTTGGTAAATATTCTATTTTGCTGATTATATACTAACACAAATGCAATAGTGGTATCTTGTTGCAAAGTGTTGCAAGTTGTGCAAGCTATATTTTAATAGGATCTTTAGGAAGAGTTACATGGTTAAGAGCTGCATTATGCCATCTATAGACTGTTGTTCTATCGGCATTAAGTTCATCGCCAATTTGCTCCCAAGTTAGGTTATGGACATACCGATACCGTAATACCATGCGCTCATCAGTGTCTGCAACCTCGTTTATAACACGCCTTATCTGCTCCTTGAGTGCTACAAGATTATCCACTTCCGTGTTTATTTTTCTTTCCAAATCCATAATCCGCTCCAAACACCTTACAAACTTGGCATCGACATTTTGTGAGGTTTGAACTTTTTCATCCCAACTTGGTGATGATACACTTGTTGCCATTTCTCTAAGGCATTCCATTTCCTCGATGTCTGATTGTATTCTTTTATCAAGCCTGTAAGCTTGGTGTAAATATTCATTTACTTTCATATCTCTCTTACCTCCGATTTTAATTTTTTGATCAGGATGTTCCCATCAACAGAGGTAAGTTCTCTATACCAATCAGAGCGGAAGAACCTCTCCACCTCGTTTTTCATTATTTTAGCCGGCTCATAGTTTGGACGCTTTTTAAGTTTCTTTAACGCAGACCTATAATCCTTAACTGCCATTAAAATGACAGCATTGGCTAAGTTTTCATAAGGTGTGGTCATCGCATCACCTCCAACTTTGCCTTTACAGCATCAATAAGAGAGGCTTGTGTTTCTTCTTTTTTTGTAAGAGCAGTCATTACATCTTCATCAATAGTACCCTTGGTAATTATGTGATGGATAATAACCGTCTCGTTTTGACCTTGCCTATAAAGTCTGGCATTGGTTTGTTGATATAATTCTAAAGACCAAGTAAGTCCGAACCAAATAAGTGTCGAACCACCGCTTTGAAGATTAAGACCATGTCCTGCACTCGCTGGATGGATCACAGCAATAGGGATATTTCCATCATTCCAATCTTCAATATCCTTCGATGCTTTTATTTGCCTCACCGGAAATCTATTCTTAATTCTCTCCAAATCATGTTTGAACCAATATGCAACAAGGACAGGTTTGCCATTTGCACCTTCTATTAAATCTTCCAGTGCATCAAGTTTTTTGTCATGGATGATATGTGTCTTGTTTTCACTATCATAGACAGCACCGTTCGCCATCTGTAGAAGTTTTCCTGAAAGCACTGCAGCATTAACTGCATCAATCTCCTCATCACCTAATTTCGTGACCATATCATCTTTAAATTCAGAGTATATATTCCATTCTTTTTCATTCAGAGAAACAGCCACTTCATTTACAATGCATTCAGGCATTTTAAGATAGTCTATGGATTTCATGGAAATCGTAATATCAGATATCTGCTTATAAATTTTGTCCTCAGCACCAGGCAGTGGTTTATATGAAAATATAACCTGTGCATTACGTT